TCCTTTCACGATCACCAGCGGGTATCGAGACCCGACTGAGCATCCGATAGAGGCTAAGAAAGACGTACCCGGCACCCATGCTCAGGGCATCGCGGCGGATATAAAAATAACAAACGCCGTGTTTCGCCTTAAAATTGTAGAGGAGGCTCTTCGTCTAGGCTTCACGGGCATTGGCATTGCTGATGACTTCGTACACGTAGACACACGTGGTACTACACCTGTTATGTGGACGTATTAATATGAAGTTTTCACACGGTGACGCACTAACGGCTGGTTCTAGTAATACAATACTGGACGTACCTAGTGGCTACGACGCTATTGTTACGTATTTGTTCATATCGAACACTACGGGCAGCAGTAAAAGTCTAGACGCACGTTGGGTACACAACAGTGTTAACATTGATTTCTTATCAGGTAAGAATGTTAACTCTGGAGAGTTTTTAGAGTTCGGTGGACAGTTTGGTGAGTTTTTAGTAGCAAAAGAAGGAGACACCCTAACGCTTACTCCAGAAGCTGCTTCTACGTTTGTCAGTATTATTTCGTTTGAATTAGTACCAGCAACACCAAGGTTAAACTTTTAATGGATTTAAACATTGAGTTACTGCCTTGGCAGCAAGAAGTCTGGGCAGATGAAACAAGATTTAAAATAGTAGCTGCTGGGCGACGTACAGGTAAGTCTAGGTTAGCAGCATGGATGTTAATAGTTAACGCACTACAGGCAGATAGAGGACATGTATTTTACGTCGCACCTACTCAGGGACAAGCCAGAGACATTATGTGGTCCACCCTGCTTGAACTGGGGCATCCTGTTATTAGCGGTAGTCACATTAATAATTTGCAAATTAAGCTTGTCAATGGTGCTACCATTAGCCTAAAAGGTGCTGATAGACCAGAGACAATGCGTGGTGTTAGTCTTAAGTTTTTAGTACTAGACGAATACGCAGACATGAAACCTGACGTATTTGAACAAATCTTGAGACCAGCCTTGGCTGACCAGAAGGGCTGTGCAATGTTCATAGGGACACCTATGGGTCGCAACCACTTTTATGAGTTGTACAAATATGCGGAACTAGGCGATGATGAAACGTACAAGGCATGGCACTTTACTTCTTACGATAATCCTCTTCTTGATGCGTCTGAAATCGATATTGCAAAAAGGTCTATGTCTTCTTATGCGTTTCGTCAAGAATTTATGGCGTCGTTTGAAGCCCGTGGTTCAGAGATGTTTAAGGAAGACTGGGTACAGTTTAGTGAGGATAAGCCGGAAATAGGAGATTACTACATTGCCGTTGACTTGGCAGGTTTTGAAGAAGTCAACAAAAAGAAGACTAAGAATTCCAAGCTTGACGACACAGCGATCGCCGTGGTTAAGGTCAATGAGCATGGTTGGTATGTTGACAATATTATATACGGTAGATGGTCACTTGACGAGACAGCACTTAAAATATTTCAGGCCGTTAGAGATTACCGTCCCGTATCGGTTGGAATCGAAAGAGGTATTGCTAAACAAGCAGTGATGTCTCCTTTGATGGACATGCAGAAACGTTACGGTATGTTCTTTAGAGTAGAAGAACTAACACACGGAAACAAAAAGAAAACAGATCGTGTTATGTGGGCGTTGCAAGGACGATTTGAGAATGGTTATATAACGCTAAACAAAGGCGAATGGAACAGTAGATTTCTTGACCAGTTGTTTCAATTCCCTGACCCGTTAACACACGATGACTTAGTGGACGCATTAGCATACATAGATCAGTTAGCTAATGTAACGTATGACTACGACTATGAAATAGAAGACCACGAAATACTAGACGTGGTAGCAGGGTATTAATTATGGCAGAATTTTACGAGAATGACCCGTTAATGATCCAAGAAGCTCTTGAAGATTGGGTTATAAATAAATGTGAAGACTGGAGGGATTACTACGAAAGTAATTATGAAAACAGATTTGAAGAGTATTATAGACTATGGCGTGGCATCTGGGATCCTGCTGACAGCCAGCGTGGGTCTGAGCGTTCCCGTATTATTTCTCCTGCACTTCAACAAGCAGTTGAGTCTAATGTAGCAGAACTAGAAGAAGCTACCTTTGGACGTGGTAAGTGGTTTGACGTAAGCGACAACTTTGGCGACACTAACAAGCAAGACGTACAGTTCCTGCGTAACAAACTGACTGAAGACTTTGAAGACTGCATGGTACGTAAAGCCGTAGCAGAGTGTCTTATCAACGCAGCTGTTTTTGGTACAGGCGTTGGTGAAATTGTTATTGAAGAAATGAAAGAGATGGCTCCTGCTACCCAAGACATTATGGGTGGTGATCTTCAAGCTGTTGGTGTTAACATTACTGATCGTGTAAAAGTAAAGCTTAAGCCTGTACTGCCTCAGAACTTCCTAATTGATCCTGTAGCCACATCTGTTGAAGATGCTATGGGTGTAGCTGTAGATGAGTTTGTTAGCCTACACCACGTTGAAATGCTTCAGGAACAAGGTGTATACCGTGACGTTTATGTTGGTCCTGCTGCTCCTGACACTGATTTAGAACCTGATCAAGACATTACGATTTACAACGATGACAAAGTACGACTTACTAAGTACTACGGTTTAGTGCCACGAGAGCTTCTAGATTCCGCTACACGCGACGAAGACGAAGAAGAGGTACCTGAAGAAGAGTCTGGCTCACGTTACGTAGAGGCCGTTGTAGTGATTGCTAACGGTGGTATCCTTCTTAAGGCAGAAGCTAACCCTTATATGATGATGGATCGTCCTGTTGTAGCATTCCCTTGGGACGTAGTACCCGGACGTTTTTGGGGTCGTGGTGTATGTGAAAAAGGTTACAACAGTCAGAAAGCACTTGACACAGAGCTACGCGCACGTATTGACGCACTAAGCCTTACTATTCATCCTATGATGGCTATTGATGCTACTCGTCTACCACGAGGTGCAAAACCAGAGGTACGCCCCGGTAAGATGATTTTGACCAACGGAGATCCTCGTGAAGTACTTCAACCCTTTAATTTTGGTCAAGTTAATCAAATCACTTTTGCTCAAGCCGGAGCATTGCAGCAAATGGTACAGCAAGCAACAGGAGCCGTTGACTCAGCAGGAATTGCAGGTCAGGTTAATGGCGAAGCTACTGCCGCTGGTATTAGTATGTCTCTTGGCGCTATTATTAAACGTCACAAACGTACATTGATTAACTTCCAACAGTCGTTTTTAATTCCATTTGTTAAAAAAGCTGCGTATCGTTACATGCAGTTTGACCCTGAAAACTACCCTGTAGCTGACTATAAGTTTAACGCAAGCAGTACTCTTGGTATTATTGCTCGTGAATACGAAGTCACTCAGCTTGTACAGTTGCTACAGACTATGGGTAAAGATTCACCGTTGTACAATACACTTATTCAATCTGTTATTGACAACATGAATTTGTCTAACCGTGAAGAACTTCTTGCAGCCCTTGCTCAGGCTTCACAACCTAACCCGCAAGCACAACAAATGCAACAACAGATACAACAGTTGCAGATGCAATTCCAGCAGTCACAAACTGCAGCACTGTCTGCTCAGGCTCAAGAGTCGCAGGCACGTGCTGCTAAGTTGGTTGCAGAGGCTCAAGCAGTACCGCAAGAACTAGAGATTGATAAAATTAATGCTATCACCCGAAACCTTCGTGAAGGTGACGCTGAAGATAAAGAGTTTGAGCGACGTATGAAAGTTGCTGATACTCTCCTCAAAGAAAAGCAAATACAAGGTAAAACCAATGTTAATAACGCAGAAAGAAATGCAGCACCTGCTGGACCAAGTCAACAACCACTTCCAAGGAACATTCCAACGCCTACAGGACCTAGAGGTCAAGGTGGGCCAACTGGAAACCAAGGTGGAGGAATTATGTAATGCCCAAGTCCAAGGATCCAAAACTAGCACGAGCGGGCGTAAGCGGGTACAACAAGCCAAAGCGGACGCCTAATCACCCAACTAAAAAGTTTGTAGTAGTAGCCAAACAAGGCGATAAGACTAAGACTATACGTTTTGGTGACGCTAAGATGACTATTAAGAAAGACCAGCCAGCGCGACGTAAGTCGTTTAGAGCGCGTCACAAGTGTGACACAAACCCACCCAGTAAGTTAACAGCTAGATACTGGTCATGTAAAAAATGGTAATACTATGGCTAAAGGTGTAAAACATTATAAACGTGACGGCACTGAGTTTACAGGTGCTACACACAAAATGCCCGATGGGTCGCTCCATTCAGGCAAAACCCACGGCAAAACCTCAGTTAAGTTGTTTCACATGAAGGACTTGTCTAAAAAAGCACAGGAGAAAGCCAATGTACAACTACGGAAAGAAAAAGAAAAAAGTAAAAAAGCCAAAAGGTAAATAGAAATGCCCAAAGCTAAAACTAAGAAGGCAAACGACGCTTGTGCGCGTAAGGTCAAAGCTAGGTACAAAGTCTGGCCTTCTGCATACGCTTCTGGTGCTGTAGCTAAATGCCGTAAGGTAGGAGCTAAAAACTGGGGTAATAAAAGTGGCCGTAAGAAAAAGTAAGAAAGGTGCAGCCCTTAAGAAGTGGTTTAAAGAAGAGTGGGTAGACGTTAAGACAGGTAAGCCTTGTGGACGTAAGTCAGCTACCAAGAGTAAACGTCCTTACCCTTCTTGTAGACCCAAAGCTGTTGCAGCAAAGATGACAGCGGCTGAAAAGAAATCTTCTGCACGTCGTAAAACAGGACCAGCTAAAATCAAACACGCAGTCACAGCATCAGGCCGACGAAGAAAAACTTCAAAAAAAGCTTGACAGTTTTATAAAAACATGCTATACTATTACTATACATAGTAAACTTTAGAGGAAAACATGACACCCGAGCTTGAAACTTACTTCAACAACTACAACGAACTCTTCAACCACGAAGGTTTCAAACAACTCGTAAATGAACTTTCTAATAATGCAAC